CAGACAGAGCTATAGATGGTAAATATGGTAATTATATACTTGAGTCAGATATATTTGGCTCAGATGCAATGCTACAGCATGCAGATATGTTAATAGGTATTAATAGACCAGCTAAGCAAAAAATCAGATATTACGGGCCTGATAGATATATAATAGAAAATGACAGAACATTGGTGTTACATTTTCTAAAAGCCAGAAATGGTGATGCACGTATGTCATTCTTTAAAGCAAAGTTTGAACAAATGCAAATAGAAGAAATGCAAACACCTGGACAACAAGAACGCAGATGATAAATACTAAAAACTTAAATAATAAGAAAAGAATGGGATTAACACCTCAAGAAAGAAAGCAAAAGGTAGCAGCCCTCAGAGAAGAACATGAGGATTACTTCCAAACAATGGGAATAATTAATTCTCTATATATACCCAAGATGGCATATAGACCATCTGGAAAAGATGATTTACATATTAGTTTTTTTCCTAGTGAATTTGAAAAGGGTGAAGATATTTATACAGAATTTGTATCTATAGATTATGATACAGAGGATCCAAAGAGAACGTTATATCTACATAAGCATAATCCACATTGGAAAGATGAGTATGAATTAATACAATCAAGTGCTGGTTTTATCAGACACATAATACCTGTCAATGAACTTAAAGTTATTAATGATGTAACAAGTAGAGGTAAAGCAATTATAGACTTTGCTAATCCAGATTTACCAAATCCAGATGAACTGCTCCCTTCCTTCACTACTCCCGACCTAATTCCTGTAGTAAATAAACTAGATGAATTAAATAACACATTAAAAGAATTAATAACTATAATCAAAAACAAGTAATATGGCAAACAGCGTATTGGTAATTGCAGATTCAGGTACAGGAAAGTCTACCTCAATCAGAACATTAAACCCTAAAGAGACTTTCATTATAAACATTGCTAATAAACCACTTCCATTTCAAGGATGGAAAAGCAAGTATACACAAATCAGTAAAGAAAATAAAGATGGAAATTTAACCTCAGCGTCTTCTTCTGCAGGTATAGTTAAAGCTATACAACATGTTAATGATAAAATGCCACATATAACTAATTTAGTTGTAGATGATTGGCAATATATGAGTTCATTTGAATATTTTGATAGAGCTAATGAAAAAGGATATGATAAATTTACCCAGATTGCAGCAAATTTAGCTATGGTAGCTAAATTACCTAAAGATTTGAGAGAAGATTTAACAGTAATCTTTTTGACTCACTCAGAAGATTCAACTGATATAAATGGTAATAGAAAAATCAAAGCAAAGACTATTGGCAAAATGATTGACAATACTCTAACACTGGAAGGTTTATTTTCTATAGTATTATTTGGTAAAGTAAATAAAAATGATGATGGTGAACTTGAATATGGTTTTGAAACACAAAACTCAGGAGAGAACACATGTAAATCACCAATGGGTATGTTTGAGGATAAGTTTATCCCAAATGACCTGCAGTTTGTAAAAGATTGTATTGAAAAATATAATCAATAATTAATAATTAATAAAAAAGTAAATTATGTTAAGTACTAAAGACATGTCTGCCGGTAGCGGTGGGACAAAACCAGTTATTGGAACAGGAAATCACAAAGTAAAAATTAACTCAATTACATTTGATCAAACACCTTATGACTCTGAAGCATACAATATTACATTGCATGTAGAATCAGAGCCAGTTACAGGAGAATTTAATGGTTTCTTGAAAGATATGAATAATCCTAATGGAGAACGTTATGCAGGCCAAGTAGGTAGAGTAAGATTTTCTCCATATCCATTTAAAGATACAACATTAAATAATGGTAATGAGATTAGTCGTGATACTGAAGTTCTAAAAGCTATGGTATTTATATCTGAAGTAGTTGGTAAAAGAACTGAGTTAGATGCTATTGAGGCAAATACTATTGAAGACTTTATGATTAAAGCAGCAAAGATTTGTTCAGAAACTGGTTACATTAATGCTTGTTTAGGTGCACGTGAGTGGGAAAACAAAGAAGGTTATGTTAACAATGACTTATTCTTACCTAAAAGAAGTAGAGATGGTATGCCATTGGAATCAATTGATGTAGAGTCTTCTAACTTACTAACGTTTGATAGAAATAATACAAATCATTTCAGACCTTTTGTAAAGAAAGAGTCAGCACCAACAAATAGTTTTGAGCCTGTGTCTTCAACAGGTAGTGACTTTGATTTATAATATAAACCTAAAGATTGGGCTCAGTGTTATGCTGGGCCCATTTCTTTTTAATATCTTTGGTTTATGTTCAGCACTAAAAATTTAAAATTAGAAGAATCAGAAATACCAAGTTATTGGGTATTTCAATATTATTTAGATTTACCTGAGCAACTTACGGGTCAAGACATTAAGATTAGATCTATATTTAATCCTAATGAAAAGACACCAAGTTTCTGCATATATGTTGATAAATCAATTATGCAATATAAATTTAAAGATTTCTCAACAGGTAAAGGTGGTAACAAGGCTGACTTAGTTGGATTACTATTTAACTTAGGTTATCCGCAAGCTACCAGAAGAATAATTCAAGACTACAACAACTTTATACAATCAGGCGGATCAATAGATCAATCATTTAAACCACAAGCAAAGTGGAAAATAGATTATATAAAGTATAGAAATTGGACAATTGAAGATCAAAAGTATTGGTTATCATTTAGAATAGGTAAAACTATGTTGACTAAATATAATGTAAAACCAATTGATTATTTTAATATGGCCAAGGATGATAATGGTTTGCATAAAAGCCTACAAGTAGGGAGCAAATGCTGTTATGGTTACTTTGATAAAAATGGTGAAGTATATAAAATATACCAACCTCATAGTAAAAAGCATAAGTTTCATAAAGTTAAGAATTATATACAAGGTATTGATCAACTAGAATACAACCAGCCTTATTTAGTAATATGCAGCTCACTTAAAGATGCTATGTGTCTTAAAGGTATGGGTTATAATATAGAAGTAATATGTCCTGATTCAGAAAATACAATGATTAAACCTCATATAATATTTAATCTGAAACAGAAGTATAAAAAAATTATAACTCTATTTGATAATGATGATGCAGGGGTAAAAGCTGTACAGAGATATACTGAAACATATAAAATACACGGGTGTGTACTAACTATGTCTAAAGATATATCAGATGCTATGAAGAATCATGGCTTTGATAAAGTACATAAAATGCTAAAACCTTTATTAAAAGAAACTTTAAATAAATAAAATGGAATGGAATTATATAACGTACCTAGAAATAGTAGAATAAAAGTGGTTACTCAAGATAAAGTACCACCCGGAGCTCCTCCGGTTGATGAAGGAGAAGAACTTAACTTTAGATCTATAGATGGAATGTATAGTTACTGCACCAGAGATAATGGTGAAGTAGTACATTTAGCAGCATGGACTGATGTAGAAATAATTGAAGATTATGCAAAATAAAAAATGGTGGATACCAGGAAACGTTCCTTCTAGTAAGAACGGTAGACGTTGGACAGGTAAATACTTTATAGCAAGCAAAGCCGTAATGAATTACAGAAAAGAAACAAAAGATATTTATGCTAAGTATACTGAAGAGTTTAAGAAAGAGCTCAAGAAGCATAAGCTTCCGGTAAAGATATCTTTTGAATTTATTAGAGGCAGCCGCCATAAGTTTGATTATATAAATCCTGCACAGACAGTGCAAGATGATATGGTTAAGTATGGTTGGATAGAAGATGATAATGCAGAGTTTATACTGCCTGCATTTGAACAATATACTTATGATAAAAATAACCCAGGTGTATGGATTGAATTAATAGAGAATGAAAAAAAAGATAATAACACTTGATGAATTTTTTAAATATAAAGAAATGTTTAGTGGCCTACAGGAAGATAAAGAATTGGCTTGGCATATGTATAATAATACTGACTACCAGGAAAAAGAAGTAGTTAATAGACTTATGGCCAAAGCTTTAATGTTTAAAGACCGTGTAGATTTTTGCATAGCTATAAAATATAGTTTTCAAATAAACGCATTAGACACAAATAAAATTTATGCATTCATTAAAAAAAGTAAAGTAGATAATATATACATGGATATTCTTAGAAAAATAAAAAGATGATAAATATACAAGACCAGGTTGCAAGAACAACCAAAAGTTTGATATTTACAGAGCCCTTTTACGGGCTCTTTTTAATTGGTATCAATAAGCAATACAGTAATAAGATTCCTACAGCAGGAGTTAGTAAACAAGGTATTGGTATGCAATTGACTATAAACCCAGAGTTCTATAATGAACTCAGTGAAGATCACAGATTTGGATTAATTAAACATGAGCTATTGCACATTGCATTTGGTCATTTGATATTAAGAGATCTATATAATGATCATAAGCTATTTAATATAGCTGCAGATTTAGAGATCAACCAGTACATACTGGAAAGTAAATTACCTGATGGTGGTTTATTACTATCAAGTTTTCCTGAACTTAATCTTCCTGCTAGAGCAGGTACAAAAGAATATTATAGACTTTTGGAACAAGCACAGGAAGACGGGACATCTCCATCTCTAGATAGTTTAATGGATAAAATGAATGGTGAGTCACCTTATTGTCATAGTACATGGAAAGACTTTGATGAATTACCTGAAGCAGATAAGAAGTTAGTTCAGAAACAAATTGAACATCAACTTAAAGCATCTGCAGAGCAAACAGAAAAGAAACAAGGTAATATACCGGGTGAGCTTGCTGATTTGATTCATAGGTTAATGCACATTGAACCACCAAAATTTGATTGGAAAGGTTATCTAAGAAGATTTGTAGGTAACTCTAGTATAGTTTATACCAAAAAGCTGAGACGTAAATACAATAAACGTTATGCAGCTAATCCAGGGCTTAAGATTAAATTCAAAAATCACATACTTGTTGGTGTTGACACAAGTGGATCTGTAAACAATGAAGAACTAAAAGAATTTTTTAGTGAACTTACGCATATGCATAAGACAGGTCATAAGATTACAGTTGCACAATGTGATACCCGCTTGAATAGCGTGAAAGAATTTAATCCAAAAAAAGATTGGGAAATACATGGTCGTGGTGGAACAAGCTTCCAACCAGTAATAGATCACTTTAATGAAAACAAGGGGCAATACACAGCTCTCATATATTTAACAGATGGTGAAGCATATTCTCCTGATGACTGTCCTCATAATACATTATGGGTACACAGTAGCAGGTGTAATATAAATGAAGATTTACCAGGACAGAAAATACAACTTAATTAATTAGAAAGAAAATGGCACAAGTAAATTTAAATGTAACAGAACTAAAAGGATTTGTAAATCACATAATTACAAATAACAGATATCTACAAGAAGCGGGAAAGAATTCTGTATCAGTAGAAGTTGTAGGTGAATCAGGTATTGGTAAGACTTCTACTATAGTAGAGCTTGCTCAAGATAATAACCTGAAGTTTGTAAAGCTTAACCTTGCACAGATAGAAGAGTTAGGTGACTTAGTAGGCTTCCCTGTACGTCAGTTCCAGATGTATAAAGAAAAAAAAGTAGCAGTAAAACAACAAGACAATCTTTCTATGGTTACAGCTACACAAAGAGCTGCAGGTACTAGTTTAGCTAATCTTAATCAAACAGTAACAAAAAAAGTAGGACAATGGGTTGATGAACTTGCCGTACAAGAGTATCTAAAGAATGGATACAAAATGACTGGTAAGAACAGAATGTCTTATTGTGCTCCTGAATGGATTGCAGATGCAAAGGCCGGTGGTATCTTATTACTAGATGACTGGAACCGTGCTGACACAAGATTTATTCAAGCAGTTATGGAATTGATTGATAGACAATCTTATATCTCATGGACATTACCAAAAGACTGGCACATAATTTTGACAGCAAACCCAGACAACGGAGATTATATGGTTAACAGTGTAGATAGTGCACAGAAGACTAGATATGTAACCGCTAACTTAAAGTTTGAT